GCGTGACACACACCAAAATTTTGACTTTTTGTTTTTGATTTTTAGAAATGGATTGAAAGCAGGTGAGAAAATGCAAAATAATGAGTTAATGACAGAGATTGACAGACTTAAGACTAGGTTTGCCGGTGCCGATGTCAACAAGATTGATGTACTGGAAGCGCTTATAGAGCAGGCGGCTTGCGAAAGAATATATCTTCGCAGGCTTAACGAGCAGGCGATTAAAACGGGACTTGTGAAAATACATCCTGATTATCCTCAAAAGCAGCAGTCGCTGCCGATATCAATAGAGATTGCCAGGCATTCAGCTGCATTGACTAACATTCTTGACAAGCTGTGCCGCCATCTGTGCGTTGCCTTGGATGACGATGATGAAGGGTTGAGCGATTATGAGTAGAGACGAGCTTGCAAGTGAAATCATATCTGCAGTAGGAGCGGAAACACCTGCACAGATAGCCAAAGTCAACACTGCCTTGAATGATGTCGTACTGGCTATACAGCTGCGCCACCATTTCGAGATCTTGATTTCCGAAATGAACGAATCAGACATAAATGCGATAAAAAGCGAAGTCATGAGGCGATACAGGGCATGAGCCATCTCGTGGAATACTATGAAAAGTGCAAGTCCAAGGAAATCATAATAGGCAAAGAGCTTATGGCACAGCTTGAAATGCTCATGGAAGATATGAAGAATCCCATATATAAATTCGATCCTACAGAAGCGCATAAGCGCATAAAGTTCATTGAAAATGAGTGCAAGCACAGCATTTCACCTTTTGCTGGTGCTCCGTTCCTGCTTCAGCTCCACCAGAAGGCATTCCGTGAAGCTATTTATGGCTTCAAAATGGAGATTGAAGGTAAGTGGCTCAGAAGATTTACTGAAGTCACATACATGGTGGGCAGGAAAAACGGAAAGACAAGCGAAGTCGCAGCTGACGGAAATGCGGAATTTTTCTGTGGCAACACAGGAACGAATATACTTTGCGCATCCAACGACTATGAACAGGCAGGGCTGGTATTCGATGAAATAAACAACATGAGAGAAGAGAGCCCTAAGCTTGTAAAGGTCAGCCGGAAAAACATCAAAGGCATATTCATGGGCAATCCCAAGCAGAAAAACAAAAAGGGCAAATACAGTTACCAAAACAAGGCGAAGATAAAAAAGCTCTCAGCCAAGACAGGAGCAAAAGAAGGCAAAAACGTGGACTTTGCAGTTGTTGACGAAGTACACGAGATGAAGGACGATAGCCTTGTAAGACCAATAAAGCAGTCCATGTCCACCAAAGACGAACCCTTATATATAGAAATTACAACTGAGGGATTTACAGAGGATGGATATCTGGATAATCGCTTAGTTGAAGCAAGAAGAGTTCTGAAAGGTGAGCTAAGCCGGCCTCGATGGCTTATATGGCTTTATACTCAGGACAGTGAGACTGAAATATGGCAAGACAGGCGAACATGGGTGAAAAGCAACCCCAACCTTGGAGTATCTAAGAAATGGCATTATCTTGACGGACTTGTTGAAGAAGCCAAAACTAACAGTGCAACCAGGGCGTTTATGTTGGCCAAGGAATTCAACATCAAGCAGTCAAATGCGAATGCATGGCTTCAAGAAGCTGAAATCATCAATACGGCAACATTCAACATTGAGGATTTTGCCGGGACGTTTTATATCGCTGGCAACGACTTTATGGAGACAACTGACCTTTGTGCATCCAAGCTGCTGCTTAAAAGACCTAATGACAATCAGGTCTTTTTTTATTCCCATTATTGGATTCCGGAAAGCAAGCTGGAGTTGAGTCCAGATGATGAAGACTACCGTAAATGGGAGCGAGAAGGTTATTTGACCATAGTAGAAGGAAACAGCGTTGACAGCTCAGTCGTTGCAGAATGGCAGTACAAGCTACTTGAAGAGTACGATTTGAAACCATTTAAAAGCGGCTATGACAACCGTTTTGCGAAAGACTACATAAACCGTTTTGAAGAGATATTTGGAAAAGGGGTGGCGCTCAATGTTCCTCAGGACGCAAAGGTTCTTAACAATCCAATGCGAAGGCTTGAGGCAGATCTTAGGGACAAGCTTGTAAACTACAACAATTGCCATGGGGACTTATACTGTTTCAGAAACACTGGGATTAAAACGGATACTCTTGGGAGGATAATGCCATGCAAGATGCACTCTACCAAACGTATTGACGGAACGGCAGCTGCACTATGTTGCTATGCAGTGTACGAATGGCATAAATCAGAGTTCCTGCAGCTAATTGGATAGATAGGAGGTGAACAATGGGAGTATTGAGCCATTTCAAAAGTATATTCAGAGGCAAGGAAAGCAAATATAATGCATGGCTGACAAATTCAGCTCCAATATTTACGAGTTTTGGGAAAGACATTTATTTGTCGGACTATGTAAATAATGCGATTGACAGGGTGGCCAGTGAAATCAGCAAGATAGAGCTTAAAAGCATAGTCCAAAACAGTGATGTCCTTCAGGTTCAAAACGATGATATAACAAGGCTATTTCGTTTCAAGCCTAATCCTTTACAAACGACAAGCGACTTTTTCGCAAATGTGGAGTGGCTGAGGCGTAAATATGCCAATGCCTTCATATATCCGCAATACGTGATAATAACATTGCCAGACGGCAGGCAGTTTAGAAGGTATACAGCCTTCTATCCCCTAAAGCCGCAGGCAATCTATATAGGTGAAAATGATGGCCAGGTATGGGAAGTCAGAATGGATTTTGAGGATGGCAGCAGCTACACGCTGCCATATGAAGATTTAATTCATTTGCGATGGCGAAGGGGAGCCAACACTGTCATTGGTGGCGGTGATGATCATGGGGCAGTAAATGACTATGATATTGTTCGCACGCTTGATGCTCTGGATAAGACAATTCAAGGCTTGCCTAAAAGTATAGAAGCAAGCTTGCAGATTAAAGGCGTATACAGCGCAAAGACTATAGCAGACCAGGCAAAGATGGGAAAGATACGAGATGACTTTGAATCCCATATAACAGTCAGTAAAAGCGGCATGATAGCGACTGATCTTGGAGGCGAATTTACTCCGGTCAGGATAACGCCACCAGAGATTTCAGACACAGCACTAAAGTTCTTAAAGTCAGTAATCCAGGAACGATATGGAGTATCGGCAGCTATTCTGTCTGGGGACTACAACGGAGAGCAGCATAGTGCGTTTTATCAGACAGCCATAGAAGATTTCATAGTGCAGTTTGAACAGGCAATGACAGCATGTGTATTTACGCCAAGGGAGCAAGATGTTGGCCATAGAATAAAATGCTATTACAGTAAGGTGAATTATATGGCTACGGCCGATAAAATGAACCTTGCAGGTCTGGCTAAAGAAACAGGAATAATGACCTTAAACCAGATAAACGAAATGTTTGGCATAGAGCCTTTTGAGGGTGGAGACAGAAGGATTCAAAGTCTTAACTATGTGAATATCAAAGACATAGATGCTTATCAGAAGGGCAAGGCTGGAGTAAAGGAGGAAGGCAATGAGCAAGAATAATGATTGCGAACGTCGGCTTATTGAAATAAGAGCTGTAGACAATACCGAGGACCGAATGCTTGTAGAAGGATACGCCATCACTTATGACAAGCCGGCCACGCATCAATATGGCAAAAGGAAATTCACTGAAACTATAAAGCGCGGGGCTCTGGATTATACCGACATGAAGGACGTGCCGATGAGATATAACCATAATGACAATGTGATGATTATGGCCAGAACCCGAAACAAGTCACTGCGTTTGATCAAAGACGATGTAGGACTGAAAATAGAAGCAGATCTTCTCGATACACAGAGCAACAGGGATTTGTACAAAGGAATTCAGGAAGGCTTAATTGACAAGATGTCGTTTGCTTTTACTGTTGCAGACGGTGGAGATTCATGGACCTTTGGGGAAAATGAAACCACTAGAGATGTGACTAATATCACAAGACTGTACGATGTAAGCGTGGTGGACACTCCGTTTTACGACAGTACATCTATATATGCTCGTAGTCTTGAGTTGCTGGATAGCGAGGAGAGACGGCTGGATAGTTTGCACGAGCTTGAACTACTTAAACTAAAAGCCAAAATTAAAGGAGAGATGTAATATGAAAAAGAAACTAATGAACCTTCTAGCAGCCAAGAATGAACGTAAAGCAGCAATAAGCAAGCAAGCTGAGACATCAAATGATGTTGCCGAGCTAAGAAACCTCAACACTGAACTGAATACGCTGAACGCCGAAATCAGAAGCCTGCAGGAAATGGTGGATGCAGCTCCTGATGACGATGACGACAACAAGCCGGCTGAAAGAACAGCTGCTGTAAATGGAGAAGTCCCAGGCGTGGTATCATCCTCATCGAAACAAGAGAAACGCAAAGCAGACGACGAGGGCATGGAATACAGAAGGGCATTCCAGCAATTTGTAACCAAAGGTACACCTATACCGGCAGAGCTTAGAGATGATGCGAGCACACTAACAAGCGACATAACAAGCGTGATACCAGAAGTTGTAGTAAACAAGATAGTAGAAAAGCTAGAAAGCACAGGCATGATTCTGCCGCTTGTAACAAGGACTTCATTCGCTGCCGGAATAAGCATCCCGACATCGAGCGTCAAGCCTGTAGCTACATGGGTTTCTGAAGGCGCAAGCTCTGACAGACAGAAAAAGACAACAAGCAAAATCACATTCACTAACTTCAAGCTTAGATGTGAAATATCAATGTCGATGGAAGCTTCGACAATGGCACTTTCTGCTTTCGAGGCGGCTTTTGAACGTCAGGTTGTAGAGGCCATGGTTAAGGCAATAGAGGGCAAAATAATATCTACTGCAAACGGAGCTGCATCTCCAAAAGGAATACTGGCTGAAACTCCAGAGACAGGACAAGCCCTTACAGCCAAGACGCTTTCATACAAGACTTTGGTTGACGCTGAAGCTGCGCTTCCACAGGCATATGAAAATGGAGCTGTTTGGTGCATGACTAAGAAGACTTTCATGGCTTTCATAGGCATGGAGGATGCGGAGGGTCAACCTATAGCCAGAATAAACTACGGTCTTGGTGGAGTGCCTGAAAGAACACTTCTAGGAAGAAGCGTTGTTCTATGCGGAGACTACATGGACAGCTTCAGCACATCGCTTGAAGCGGGCAAAATATTCGCATTCATGTTCAACTTCCGTGACTATGCTCTTAATACAATCTACGACATGGGAGTTCAAAGAAAGCAGGATTGGGACACTGAGGACATGCTGACTAAGGCGGTAATGTCTGTAGATGGCAAGGTAGTAGACAAAAATTCTCTTGTGACAATCGCTAAAGCGGCTTAGGGAGTGATGTAGATGAAAGTACCATATAAGCATGATTTTGAACAAAGAATTACTACTGATGTAGAGGGAGTGAGCATAATGCGCTCATTCCCTGTGCATTATCAAATAAGCGCAGAAGACGCTGTGGCGGCGAGCAATGTTGGAGTGCATGCAGCAGTCACGCTAGGTGTAGAAGCTCAGGATGTAACAACGGGCATCACAAATCCGGCAGTGCCAAGAAACCTAATAGTAAAAGGCAACGCATCTGGAATTATTGGAGATGTCGTGATAACAGGAACAAACTTTGCTGATGAGGATATAACAGAAACAATAACGCTCAATGGCTCTACAGCAGTTGAAGGAAACAAGGCGTTCAAGACGGTAACAAAGATAGCTCTGCCTGCAGAAACACATGTTGGCACAGACACAGTTTCGGTCGGATGGGGCGATAAGATGGGATTGCCGTACAAACTGTCTCATAACACAGTGCTTTATAAGCATACATTCCTGGATAATACAGTTGAAGCCACTGAACCGACTGTTACGGTATCTGCCACAGCGATTGAAAGCAACACAATAGATTTGAACACCGGACTGAATGGCAAGGTTGTTGATGTATACCTGCTTGTATAGCAAAGAGAAGGAGACAGCTCCTTCTCTTTTTGCTGGAGGTGATTAAATGGAGCTTGATGAAATTAAAAAATACCTTAAGGTTGATGGGAATGAGGAAGACGATTTGCTCTTGGGGCTTCAAGGGGCAGCTGAAGAATACTTGATAAATGCAGGCGCTGTAAAGGATTACACTAAGAATCTTTTTAAAATTGCTATCAAGCTCTTGATTTCCCATTGGTACGAGAACAGAAGTGCTGTTGTTGTTGGCAGCATATCAAAGAATATGGAATTTTCACTAAGCAATATAATCATTCAGCTTAAGTATTCTGGAGGCGATACCATATGAATCCTGGAATACTACGGCATAGAATAACGATTCAAAAGTATGGCCCAGTTGAAAACTCTATAGGGGAAAAGACTTTAGGATATCAGGATGACTATTCGATTTGGGCCAAGATAGAGCCGGTATCAGGAAGAGACAGGGAAAGGCTGGGGAAGAGTGAAACAGAGGTAAGCCATAAGGTGCTTATAAGGTATAGAACAGGAATCACACCGGCCAACCGGATTCTTTATAACGGCAGGATATTCGAAATTATAGTTCCTATCAATAACGGGGAGCTGAATAAAACAATGACAATATTCTGCATGGAAAAGGATGAAGACAATGGCTACGACGGAGTTTAGGATTGATGGGCTTGATAAGTTTGAGAAAAAGCTCATTAATGCCGTGAAGAAGAAAGCACCCTATGAACTCGAGAAAGAGATACAACGCATAGGTGAAAAACTCATGGCCAAAACCAAGGAAAGAACGCCTGTAGGCAAGAAGAAAAAGGCTGCATCCAAAAGACTCAAAAACAAATGGAAACTTGGCAAGGTTAGAAGAAGGGGCGATGAGTTCTATATTGAACTCAAGAATGCAGCGCCCCATGCGCACCTGATAGAGAACGGCCACAAAACCAAAAGTGGCGGTTTTGTAGAAGGCATACACATGCTAGAAATATCAGTCAAGGAACTCGAAGAAGAGCTACCAGCACACCTCAGAGGCATGCTTGACAGGATAATGGGAGAGATGCTGCTATGATGAAGACAACAAACATAAAGAAAGCTATAGTCGCCAGAATAAAAGCCAACATAGCAGGCATAGATGTTGTGGCACAAGAAGTTAAGGAAGGCTTCAAGCGACCTGCATTCTTTGTGCAGCTGGTTCCGTATGCCGCGAAAAGGGATAACGAATATATCCTAGTGAGAAATTTTTATATCAACATCCACTACTTTCCACAAAGCTACACAAACATCGATTGCCTTGAAATGGGAGACACCTTGACTGAGCTATTCGAAAAGCCACTCGAAGCCGAGGACAGGACATTGACAGCTGACGACATCGAGGTTGAAATTATCGACGAAGTGCTTCAAGTGAAGATTTACTATAGACTTTGCGATTCGGCTTATACGGATGATGAGCAAGGCGAATACATGGAAGACCTTAACATTAACGAGGAGGTAATATAATGGGATTGCCGGTAATTAACATTGCATTTCAAACGCTTGCGGTTTCGGCTGTAAAAAGAAGTGAGCGTGGCATAGTTGCAATGCTTGTAAAAGATAACACAAATGCCCTGATAGACAGCGTGGTCTATAAGGACATATCAGAAATCAACTCGCAGGACTGGAATGCTAGCACTAAGGACTATATCGAAAAAACATTCCTGGGCACGCCGTATAAAATCATAGTACAGAAGGTGGCAACTGATGCCCTTGACTACAATGACGGTCTGGCCAAGCTCAAGAATAAGGCTTGGAACTATCTGACCATACCTCAGCTTCAAACCGGAGAAGCGGCTGCAATAGCTTCGTGGATAAAATCGCAAAGGACAAATGAGCACAAGAGCTTCAAGGCGGTCCTTCCTGACACTGCGGCTGACAGCGACGGAATAGTCAACTTCACGACTAAAGATATTAAAGTAGGCGAAAAGACTTATACCACAGCTGAATACTGCTGCAGGATAGCAGGAATATTGGCGGGAATGCCGTTCACACGAAGTGCGACATATTACGTGCTCAATGAAGTTGACAGCATAACAGAGCATGCGGATCCTAACGCTGACATCGACAATGGCGAGCTTGTGCTAATCAACGATACCGAAAAAATCAAGATAGGAAGAGGCGTGAACTCGCTCACGACAACAAGCCCGACCAAGTCGAGCAAGTTCAAAAAGATAAGAATTGTGGAAGCTATAGACCTCATGAGGGACGATATCAGGACTACCTTCAATGATGAATACGTAGGCAAGGTGAACAACAAGTACACCAACAAGCAGATGTTCGTAGCATCAGTATTGGCGTACCTAAAGACGCTCCAGAGAGAAGAGGTTCTCGACTCGGATTTCCCAGTAACAACAGAAATAGACTTCGAAGCGCAAAAGCTTTATATCATGTCTACTGGCGTTGACACAAGCGCCATGAGCGAACAAGAAATACTCAAATACAACACTGGAAGCAAGGTATTCATCAAGGCGAGCGCAAGCCCACTCGATGCCATGGAAGACCTAGACTTCTCAATGCTTGTAATATAGGAGGCGGTATAGTATGGCAGGAGCATTTAGAGGAAGGAACCAGCTGCTAGGCAGCCACGGAAAAGTCTGGTGGAACAAGAAGCTGATAGCGGAAATCAACAAATTCGAATTGAAAGCCAGCGCTGAAAGAGAAGATGTCAATATTGGAATGGACATTGACTCGAAGCTCACAGCTATAAAGTGTGAAGGCTCGCTTGAATTCAAAAAGATATTCTCCAGATACAAGAAGGAAATCGTTCAGGCATGGAAAAGCGGCGAAGACATAAGGTTCGACCTATTCGTTAAGGTTGATGATCCAGACGCCGTAGGCAAGCAGGAAGAGAGCTGGAGCATAGGAAATGTGTGGTTCAACGAATTCCCTATAGCCATGTTCGAGAGCAAGCAGCCAATGAACGAAGAGTGGTCTTTTGGATGCACATTCAGCGACATTGAGCCAATCAGCGAAATCAAGGATTAACAGGAGGACACAATGAGCAAGACTAAACTGACATTAAGCGAACTAATTTCAAAGAAAACCGAAATCAAGGAGCTAAAGAATAAAACTGCCGAGAAATTCGTTGAATCTCTCGGCGGCACTATAACAATCAAGGCGCTTGACAGGGCAACTATCAACGACGCTCAAGACATGGACAGCCATGAAGGGAATGCCTTCATAGTCTACGAAGGAATAGTTGAGCCGGATCTGACATCATCGGAACTGCACGAAGCGTACGGAATCAAGAACGCAATGGATATAGTGGACGCTATATTCCTTCCTGGCGAAGTAGATGCTCTATCAGGCGAAATAGTTAAGCTTTCTGGATATGGGAGCGAAAGCATTAGAGACGTGGTAAAAGAAATAAAAAACTAATTGAAAGAGATGGGGAGCTGTATGCTCTCCATTTCTATCTCCAAAAAGGGATACTTCCAGAACAGATCCTCGGAAGGCCTGCGGATGAAAGAGCGTTCTTTTATGCCAGCATGAACCTTGAGATGGAAAGGAGGAACAGGCGTGGCTAAGCAAGACAAGAAGATAGCCGGCATTATTTCCATAAAAGACGAAATGTCAGGTGTTATCAAAGGAATCAGAAATGAAAATAAGAATTTCAAGAAGGAAGTAGCAGATACGCGAAAGACTCTTGAAAAGACATACAATCGCAAGCTGAACATGAGAGTCAATAACACATCAGCAATGAAAGCAATCAAGCAAGTATCAAAGAATCTGCAGCCTTTAAAAACGAAGGTTGTTGTTGCGCTTGCGCATAAAGATATGCTGACTAAGAATGCCATAAGGACGATAAACAAGGTCAAAGCTTCGGCAAGCAAAGGCGTTCGAGTAGCTGTCAAGATAGCCTCAGCTCCAACTAGCGCCGCGTTCAAAGGACTAAAAGCTGTAGCAAGCCCCATAATCAGGGTGAAAGATGAAGCGTCAAAACAGATAGACAAAATCAAGAAGTCTCTTAAGAGTCTAGCTAGCCACCCTGTTGTAATAGGAGCATCCATAGCAGGGGGTGCCGCGCTTGCGGGTGCCGGCATGGCCCTCAAATCAGGCATGGAGCTTGAGCAACAACAAATATCCATGCAGCACTTTATTGACGTGAACAACAAAGACAAATCCAAAGAGGACAACAAAAAATCTGCGGATAAGTTCATGAAGGATCTGCGCGATAATGCCAATGTTACGCCGTTTGAAACTGGCGAAGTTATACAGGCGGGCACAAGGGCGGTAGGACTCACCCAGGGCGACACAAAGAAGGCCATGGAGCTCGTAAATGTTGCCGAGGATATGGCGGCACTTAATCCCGGAAAAACTGTCCAGGACGCAATGGAAGCTCTTGCGGACGCCAAGAATGGTGAGTACGAGAGACTTAAAGAATTTAACGTCAAAGTCGGCAAGGAAGATGTAGACAAGATGGGCGGATTCGATGCCCTTGTAGACAAGTCTCTCAAGTCACAGTTCGAGGGTGGTTCGGCGAAGCTTTCCGAGTCCGGAGCTGGGCTCATGAGCACAATAACCGGAAAACTCAAATCCAATATGTCTGATACAGGACTCGCGATGCTTGAGAATTTGAAGCCTGTGATGAAAGACGCTATAGGGCTAATAGACAGTTTTGGCCCCACTATGCAGAATATGGGCGTAGGAATAGCAAAAGGCATAGGAGTTGCAGCCACATACCTGGGCAAGTTTGGCGGGTGGATACAAGGCAACATGCCGGCCATCAAGCAGGTGGCCAGCAGTGCCATCGAGTGGATAGGCAATAAGTTCGGATGGCTTAAAGGGGAAAGTGGAACGCTCAAGGATATTCTGGGCAAGAGCTGGAGCGGCATAAAAACAGCAATATCGACAGGCGCGAAGATAGCAAGGCCGTACATGGATATTCTAGCCGATGGCTTCAGGCTGATATACAACGTCGCTAAGGCATCATTCCCACTCGTATCCGGCATAATCAAAACGGCATGGAAGGTAATCAAGCCTATTCTGGATCTATTCGCAGAAACGCTGAAAGGCGTAGCTTGGGGCGTTGGGAAGCTTGCTGACGGTGCTGAATGGCTAAGCAATAAATTATCAGACAAAGGCAAAGGAAGTTCCGGAGCATCAAAGACTAAGAGCACAAGAAGCGTTGAGAGAAATGCCAAAGGCAGCAACTACTTCAAGGGCGGACTTTCGTGGGTAGGAGAAGAAGGACCCGAGCTCCTCGAAATACCAAAGGGCGCTAGAATACTGCCGACGAAAGAAAGCATGAAGTTTGCAAGTGAAAATCAATCAGCCAATGAAGCTCCAAGGCCTGAAAGCGGATTGAAAAGGAAAGCAGCAAATCCCATTTCGGTCATAAAGGAA